CACCGGGAACGATCCCTCCAGCGCCCCACGGGCCTGCACGAACCGGCTGAACGCAGGGCCCTGCACGGCCTGGCGCACAAACGCATCAGACACGGCCGTGGGCCGGTCGCCCAGGCGCGGCATCCACACCGAGGCGCCCGGGTTGTTGCTGAACCCCGGATCCGGCTGGAATCCCTTGGGGCCCATGCCGGGCCCGTTGTAGCGCGTCACCGTGGCCTTGGCGCCATCGCGCAGCGGCACCTGCACATCACGCAGTCGGCCGGCGGTCGACTCCACCTTGATGCCGCTGCGGTCCAGCTCGCGCTGGCTCAGGTTGCTGACGCGGCACCGGCAGTTGAACCCGCACGGCGGGTAGAACGATCGCCAGCCCGGGTCATCGAACCGGAACACCCGCCCGTGCATCGCGCGATGCGTCGGCCGCGTGCGGTTGTCCAGCACAGCCACGTATTGCCAGTACGGCCGCAGCCTGGACTGCGCCACCATCTGAGCATGCCGCCCGGCCATGTAGGCCGTCTGCATGTTGGTCTTGTAGATCGTGGCCAGGCGGTGGGGCGTCAGCCCCTTGGCCAGCTCGCCCGTGTCCGGATCCACACGCCCGGCCTGCTGCAGCAGCTGGGCCGATCCCTCGCGCTGCCACCACCCCTTGCGCTGCAGCGTCGGGATCAGGTCGCGCTTCCAGGCCTCGAACGTGGTGCCATCCTGCAGGGCCTTGACCAGGCTGTCCTGGATGTCGCTCACAACGTCCAGCTTGGCCACGTTAGCCACCGTGATAGCCCGGGCGTGCTGCCCATCCAGCCACTCGGTCCATGCACCGGTAACCGTCGCGCCCTTGTCGCGCATGAAGGCGATCGCATCGCGCGGCGGCAGACCGATCGCCTGCTTGACGACGGCCCCATCCATCACGCCGCCCCGGCCTGGTCGTTGCCGCCGGCCTCGTCCACCACGCCCTGGCGGCCCACCACATCGGCCACGAAGAAGGCGCGTTCCAGCAGCGTTTCAAGAGACCTTGAATCCATTGTCGGGAACGCTTCGGCCAGGGCGCTCATCGCCTCGTCCGGACTCTTCGCAGCCTGCACGGCCGCAACGGCTGGCCGGAGCATCGCCTCCATGGCCCGCGCAAGTTCGGCGGCCGGCATATCCGCCACGGCCGCATCAAGAGCAGCCTGGTCGGGCGGCACGCTCCCTTCAGCCAGCTCCACCACCGGAACCCCCGAATCGATGGGCGCGGTGTCGGGCTGGTCCTCGATGTCATCGTCCTGCAGGTTGTACGTGCGCTGCCAGTATGTGCGGGTGAACTTCACGCCCGCGCGCGTGAGGATCTCGTCGCGCTTGGCCTGCGTCTCGTCCACCTCCTCCTGCTGCCAGAACTCGTAGGCCGGCGCCATCGAGCTGGGCCAGTTCACCTCGCAGATCCACCGGGCCAGCGTCGAAAGGCCATCGGCCACCATCTCCGCGTCCGCATCGCGCAGCTCATCCTCCACCCCGGCCGCCGCCGTGGCGCTGGCCTTGTTGCTCTGCATCTCGGTGGACTGGTTGTTGCCCAGCAGCGCGATGTTGATCTCGCGGCTGCAGTACATCAGCAGCTGCTCGTACATGTCCGCGCTGGCCGTCGTGTTGGCCGTGTGCAGCTCGATGCTGGCATCGTTCGGGATCACGGCCACCGCATCCCGCACCATGCTCTCCAGCTTGTCGGCCAGGTCATCGGTTTCCTTCTGGCTGGCGCTGCGGGGCTGCTTGCCCACAGCCCAGGGCATGCCGTACTTCTCGGCGAAGGTCACCCAGAACTTGATGCCACCCTTGCGGAACGCCACCGGCCAGAAGCACGATGCTAGGTCGGCCTCCCCATAGGGGTTGATGTAGCTTGTCTCATTGCCCACCAGGATGAACTTGCGCTGGGGCACAGGCGTGCCATTGAGGCTCGCCATCTCGCGCAGCACCAGGTCGTTTTCGGCGTTGAACCCGAACCATTCCTGCGGCTTGGCCACCACATCCACCGGCACCACCAGGTTGCCCACGCGGCCCCAGATCACCTCGGCCACCGCGTAGCCATACAGCGCCCCGTCGACCAGGTTGCGCACCAGGCGGCGCAGCGGCAGGTCGGCGAAGATCGATTCCAGATTGGTCACCACCCGGCGCGGTGCCCGCGTCTCCCGGTCGAAGCCGGATTCCATCGACACCACGGCCGCCCGCCGACGCCGCGCGCCCGACTTCACCATGGTGTCCACCATCAGCTCACGGTAGACCTGGACGGCCCGGCCCGTTCGCCGCAGAATAGGGTCAGGGTTCGGCAGGATGCCCAGCATCCCCGACATGTCCCCCGCCCGCACCCGGGTCGCCATGTGCTGGGTCATCGACCCGCTGTCCGCGCTCTCGGAAAACCGGACAAAGTCCGTCTCGGACACCCAAATTCCTCGGCTCATGGCAACTCCGGCCGGGCGCCCAGGCAGCGACAGCCCCAGGAACCCGTTTTAAGCACGTTTAATTTCAACGAACGGGGCCGGGGTGCCACCACGGCACGCGCCACCCCAAAAAACGCAACCTGGGCCGTTTTACGGGCTCGGCGGTTTTGCCCTCGGGCGCACATCAGTACCCCTCCAGGCTCAGACCCGAGCGCCGGGGGCGGCTGGACACCACCAGCGCCCCCCCTTCCTGGCGGCTGGCGTACCAGGCCAGCGCCCCTGCGATGGCGGTATCCCCGTGGCGCTTCTTCTTGGCCGCATCCTGGGTGCGCAGCTCGGGCACCCTGGCCACGCCCTTCACAACCTTCACCGCGCGGTGGTCGTTCAGCACGTCGGCGTCCTGGGCGATCTCGATCATGCGGTCCTCGAAAGCGGCTTTGTAGCCGGGCATGTTGTCCCGGTACCAGCCCTCGGTCAGCATCACCTGGCTGACCATCGACGGCCCGAATTCCTGCGCCGCCTCTTCCGCCAGCTGGGCGCCCAGCCCACGCGCGTCCAGCGCGGCATGGCGGAAGCGCGGCAGATGGCGGATCAGGTAATGCAGCACGATGCGCTGGCAGTCGAACGGCAAGGCCCGCAGCTCGATCAGGAACGGCATGCGCCGCTTGAGGTTCTGCTGCTGCACAAGGGGGTAGTACGCCGACAGGTCGCCCGTGCGTGCGAAGTCGCCGCCCAGCGAAGTTTCCAGCTCAGGCGGGATACCCTTGATCAACGGCTGCACCGCGTCTTCCAGCCATTCCTGGATCTCGCCCTGGCGCTGCCACTTCGGTAGGAACGTGAACTCCGGCGGCTTCTCCAGCCGCAGCACCGGGATGTCCAGGCTCATGCACTGCTCGATCAGCACCCGGCTCAGCCAGGCGCCGCTACCAGCCTTGGGCACACAATCCAGCTCTTCCTCGGCGTCGTCGCCGTAGAAGGCGCGAATGCCATCGGCCCATGCCTTCTCGCCCACGGCCGTCCAGTCCTTGCCGGTGCGCAGGCAGATGCGCTGATATAACCCTTGCGCCATCGCATCGTCGAACGTGGTTCGGTGCAGGGAGTACGGATACTTGCCCGCCCGCACGTCCTTGATCAGCTCGTTGAACGGGTTGCTGTCGCCGTCATGCGTCGAGATGATCCGGAGGCTGCCGCCCCAAATTAGCAGAGCCATGGCCGCCTTGAGGATCTCGGCCTGGTTCTCATGGAACGCAGCTTCATCGAGCACAACGCGGCCCTGCTTGCCGCGCAGGTTACGCGGGCTGGAGCTGAGGGCCGTGATGCGGAAGCCGCTGGCGAACTTGATGCTGAAGGCAAAGACCGACTTCCGGTGCTCACCTTCGATGAACACGTCTTCATCGATCTCGATGGCATCGGCCACCGACTGGAAGTGCTCGGCCCACTGCGCACAGTCCAGGATGAACTCGATGGCCATGTCCTTCGTGTAGCCGATGTACCAGACATCGTCACCGTCCGCTGACGCAGCGAACAGGGTGTCGTCGCAGGCCTCGGCCCACGACAGGCCGATCCGCCGTGACTTCTCGTGCAGCTTGACGGGCGCTTGGTCTGCCACCCACTTCTGCTGATAAGGCAAAAGCACGGCCGGGGCGCGCTTGCTCCACTTGTAGTCGATCTGGTTTCCCAGCTCTCGCATCTCGGGGGTGATGATGCTCACCGTCACCTCACGCAGCAGCAGGCTTTGGCGGCGTGGCTTCGCCGATGCCCAGGATCTTGGAGCGGATCAGGTCCACCGTCTCGGCAGACATGCCAGCCTTCCGAGCTGTCTTGGTGACCTCCTCGGCAGCTTTGGCCACCTGCGTGGCCACCATCTTGCGCACGGCAGCCTCACGGTCCACCAGCAGCTTGTCGGCCTGGGCGATGTTCTTGATCGCATGGCCCAGGAACATCAACTGCTCGGGCTCGGCCGAGTCCATCTGGCTCATCGTCTGGAACGAGATCACCCGCAGCATCTCGATGATCAGCCGGCCCACATCGCCCTCGGGCTCATTGCCCAGCTTGTCCACCCAGACCTTGGCCACCTCCTGCGCCTCGCGGTACTTGCGCAGCTGGTCGTTCTGGTTCTTGACGTAGCGGCCCACGGCGCTGCGGGATGCATCGCCGCCCATCCCCTTGATCAGGTCAACGATGTCGTCGATCGAGGCGCGGCCTTCCTTGATGGCTGAGTTCACTTCGGCCTGGATGCGCGGGTCCAGCGTGTCGATCGTGCTGCGGCGGTTTGACTTGGTGGCCATGCCTGGCCTCCGTCAGGGCAGCGGGCGCTTGACGCCAGGCACCGTGGCGCGGCCGGCGGCCACGTCGGCGCCGCGCGTCGACATGGTGGCCACCGTCACCTCGCCCACTGCCTTCACGCTCACCAGCCCTTGCTCGGCCAGCCAGGCCAGATCGGTCCGCACCTGGTCGATGCTCACCGAATGGCCATAGGCCTGGTCGACTGCGGTCTGCAACAAGAAGGCGTTGGCGCTGTAGCCCGGGGAGTCCGAGAGCAACAGCAACAGCGACAGGCGGCGGTCCTCCATGACCGTTTGCTGGAAGTTCATCGCGAGTTGTTGAGCAGGTGTTGATGAATGAGGGTGTTCTGGTGCTCCACACGCACCAACAAGTCCGATACCCCCTTGACCTCGGCCTTGATCGTGGACACGTCGCCCCTGAGCTGGGCCAGCTCTTCGTCGGTGGGCATGTGCTTGACGCGTTCCTCAAACACGTCCAGCCGCGCCGCCAGCTTGCTCACGGCCAGACTGGCCTCTTCGCCTGGCTTACGCAGCCAGACCACGCCAGCGAGCAGTAAGGTGATGGCCCAGCGTAGGACCTCGAACCAGAATGGATAGTCGACGTTTGGCATGTCTAATGCGGGCCTGGGAACGTGGAGTGATTTATCGTGGGCGCACCGCTACAAACTCGCGAGCGAATTTATCGGCGTAACCGGGAGCGGAGGGATGCTGCGTGTCACTGTAGTAACCAAGAGGACTCTTGGCTGCGTAGCTACCCCATTCAGCGTAAATGTCCACGACTGGCACGTTGTACTCTGCAGCGAGTGCGCGTACTCCATCCGCATAGGCCGCTAACCGACCGTCTTGACCAGCAGTTGCGTTGGTCGGATTCGGAGTAACCAGAACTACGTCACTAGAAGCGGCCAGCAGCGCATTGATAAACGTGCGCTGGTTATCACGCCAAACGCCCTTCAGGATGCCCAGATTGGGCAGCGAGTCTGCATTGGCGCTGTTGATGCTGTAGTCGACGATAGACAGATTTGGAGTGATAAGCGGAAGATTGTCTGCCGCCTTCCAATGTCCAGTAACGCTGCTGGTCAGTTGATTGATCGTGCTGCCATACATCGCCATGTTTCGCATATGAACCCGGCGCGTGGTGCTGTCGCGGACAACCCATCCGACGATGTAGACCAGGCCAGCGGACCAGGAGATGGTGAGCGCACCTGCTCCACGGGGAAAAGTCTTCGTGACCTTTTTCAATGCCTGCGTATTGCCCAGGACAACTACCCCCAGGCTCGCGCCACCCGCGAACTGCACATCGAAAGACCCATTTCCATCGTCACGGTAATAAATGTCGACCGTGTCGACAGTCTGCGACGGTGTAAACGCCAGTGATTCGCCCGCTGCATTGAGCCGGAACGGGAGGCCGCCAAACGTCGCCTCCGCTCCGTTCGCAACATGGTCGGCGCCGACGACAACCAGGCGAGGGTCATATGCTGCAGCGCTGCTGCTAGAGAT